TCTTCGGGTTGTACTAACATTTTAATGCTGTTTTATAATTCTTTAAAAAACACGTATTGTACGCTTTTCTTTGATTAAATTTTCTTTCGTTTCCTCTACTATGATATGCTCTATATAAACTGGAAAGCCTAATATGTCAACACCTATCTGGTAGCGCACTTGTTTTATTTTCGTTGCTTTCATCATAATCTATATTTATTTGCTTTTCTCTGGAAAGATTCAATGCTTCCCGTTGATTGGCTGATTGCTATATCTTGAGCTATTTTAACCGCACCTTCCACGGCATCGGGTCCATCCATTAACTTTGCCTTTCGGCTAAAGTTGGTGAACTGGGCAACCATTCTTTCCATGTGCGGATTGACTTTCTCCATGATATTGAAAATCAAATGTCCCAAACGGTTCAAAGGTTCTAATGTTCCCTCGATACGGGCATATTTCTCAGGTTTTTTTCGATCGTCCGGACGTATGGGTAAAAAGGTATTTCGTTCGTTACCAATTCTATAAATGTGGGGCAAAATTACTTGTTCGTAAAAAGGATTTTGGAGCGAGTTATTTTCAATCCAAATGTAAATCGGGTCAACACCCGCCTTTTTGCATATATCATACGCTTCAAAAAGATACTCACAAAATTGAGAATTGCTCATTTGGTCAACCCATACTTC